TTGTGCCACCTGCTTTAGGCAGTAAACCTAAATTATCTGAATCTAAATTTCCTACCTCAAAAAATGTCGCAGCATTTGGATTTGGATTACCATTCGCTAAAGTTGGTTTAGCTTGATCTCCTCCACTGGATTTTCTTATTAATAATTTATTAGTTGTATCATCTGCTAGAAATTCACAAGGTAATATCGTACCTGCATCATCTCTTGGTCCAAAATTATTAGTAGCAACAGTTTGCAAAGTATTTTGAATATCTAGTCTTACAACTTGACCAGAAGCATTATCTATATTTTTACTGCCGACTTGAGCCATTTAAGAAATACTTTTCTTTATATTACACCCCTTTGCCATAACCGACAGCTTGGAACGTAAATTGTTTAGCAGGATTAACAGGGTTATTAGAACTATCTAGTATTTTTATATTAAATCCTGAAGCCGAAACATTAGATAAAACAAAATACTCTCCTGCTGATGCACCTATTATTGTTATGCCAACAGAAGGTAGAAAAGCATTTGCATTTCCTAAATTTGACGTTCCAACAAAAAACGGTTTGCCAAAGGTAACATCCAAACCTGATGTAGAAGTACTAGATGTCAAAGGGGCTGTAGATGTGCTACCACCACTTACATAGCTTCTCTCAGTCCTTGATTCAAAATCGGCTGTAACACCTAACTGTTGTATAGATATATTATGAGCAACACTTTCAGAACTTAAAGTTAATCTGAATTGAAAACCTCTTCCCTTAAAAGTTCCATTAGTAAACGTATTAAATGGTTTATTGGTAAAATCTGAATCTGTATATGATGAACCGTTGCTTGGAGCACTAGTAGTCGTTCTTACTGCC